GTGTTGTTAGTACCAACCTCACTCCAATCGATCGCAACGTCATTAGCATAAAAACGTACATAAACATCTGTGTTTTCACCGGATCCGCCAAAGTCAGCTCCATCATGGAACTTAGCGTAAACAGTGTGTCCAGATGCGGTTACAATCTCTGAATCAGTGGCTGCATCTACAACATCGATTCGGCAGACGCGGTCCTGGCCACCCTCATCAACGTAACTACCATTATTGGCGGTAGAAGCGAAGATTGGTAAACCAGTTCTATCAGCAGCATCAGCATAATTAGTTGTGATCGGTGCTAGAGTAAAACCAGTCATGGTGCCAGAAACAGTGTAACCTGAACCAGAATTGTCATCTGAAACGGCAAGAATAATAGTCTTAGCATCAAGAGTATTATTTGCCAAGTTAGCTAATGTCAAAGCCTTTCCGACACTAGTATTGGTAGGATCGAAATATGTTCCAGGATCATCATACCAATTCGTTGTTCCCTTTAGTTGTTTCAAGAGGGTACGAATAACATTAGTATCCTCTTCAAGGGAACCAGAAACAGTAGGCTCTGCAACAGCAGACGTGTTTACACCGGCCACATCATCAGCATAGGTGGCAGCACGTCTAATTTGTTCTAGTTGTCTAAGTAAACTTCTAGCCATTGCTTACTCTCCTTGTAAAATTTTGTAATTAGCGAGCAATTTGTAATTCTCTAATTCGCTTACGAATAACTCTACAAAGACTGTCTTTACCTGCCAGTTTGTTAGCCTCTTGTAAAGAATATTGTAAGAGCTTCAAGTCTGTAATCTTTGGAATTACTTCTCGGCCATTCCTGACTGATAGACCAACCACGTCCGCGATATCCAATTTGGTGTCATCAACGAACGGTGCTACATTGTCAGGCTGCCCTTTTCCGGCAGGTTTTGCCTCCTTAGTGGCTTTCGCGTCTTCTTCTATTTCATTTTCACTCGGGTTAAAGACGATTTTCCATCTTTTAGAGTCTGTTAGTTTGACGGTACGCAACCACTGTACAAATTCATCTCCCTCTTTCAGATCATGCTTTACGCCGTATTGCTCGTACAGCTCGTCCAAGGGAATCTTTGAACCCGGAGCAACAGAGCGTTTCATTGCGTGGGTCCAGATGTTAGAAGCATTTAATACATAACCATTCATAGCCATAATAATTTCTCCTTTTCTATAAGTTTTTACCTTGTCCTTTTAGTCTGTATCGTGAATTCTATCTACGATATTGTGGAACACGTTAGATAGTCTATGTATGAAAATTCCCATAATAAACCAATCAACGTACTTATGAACTAGACCAAAGTCCTTTAAAAATAAAAAAGCGACAGCACACCCAACCCAGACAGAGAAACAATATCCGCAGTCTAAAAGATTATGAATCCATTCAAAGATCTTAGACTGCTTTCCGAGTTTGAATATGCAGGCCCTTAAAGGCCGGAATATCTCAGATTTAGTAATAATTTCTGTCAGTGCTTCAGTGATGACTATCGCAATAAAGAACTTGATAATAAGCATTCCCTACTCACCTATTTGAAGGTTAGTTTAATTAAAGATATACCCCACTCCCCGAAAGGAAGTGGGGTATTTTCCTATATTATAAACTACGATCGATGATGCCCATACCCATCATTCTACTGTCAAGACAAGCAAAACCAAGTTCTGCCCAACCGAAGAAACCTTGTTTCTGTACACGGAGCAGAGTCGGGTCATCATGTGCTTCATATTCCTTGCGAATAGGCATAACAAGAGAATCATTAACGCTGAGATCGAAACCAAGAACCTGGGTCTCGCCCAAGGTACCGACAGTTCCGTCAGCAGATGTTACGTTAGGATTCTCGATCTGATAAGCATTATATTGCTCACTGCTGTCAGCAATGAACTTACCGAAAGCAGAAGAGTTACCATTAATGTTATACAGACCAGTAGCACCTAGGTGCTGGATTTCATGTAGACGTACGTTCCAAATAGAACCCATACCAGCAGCCTGGAAAATCTCACGGCGTGTTACAGGATCAATATCAGTATCTGTCCACTCACGGATATCGGCAGCATCTTCTGGAGATACATACAGATCTGTGAGGGTACGACCGATGCGTTTGAAACCTACGATCATCTTATTGATGAGCTCTTTAGAAAGGTAACCGGCACCAGTGGAGCTAGGTGCGATCTCATAAATAGGAGCTGGGCGGGAGCCAAGAAGGCCCTTACCAGTAAAAGAAGATGTAGCAGCAGGCATAATTACACGCCAACCACACTCTTCCTCGTAATTTGCGAGGTCTTTAGCTGCACGAGCGGCTGCTCTCTGAGCAATGTCGATACGGGAGTCACGAGCGTACGTAATCTTCCAATCGGCGGAAGCGTCGATTGTGAAGGTAGGTACGTAAACTTCTTCTCCGATACCTTCGATAAAGTTCTGTGCTACGTAACCAAGTCCAGGAAGAACCCATACTGGGATCTCGAAGTCTTCGGCTACAGGGTACACAGCTTGAGCACCTGGGGCCAATCTCTCAACTGCAAAAAGCTGACGCATGATAGATTCAAGTTCAATCTTCTGCAGGATTGGAGTTGTTAGGGCTGCGGCAAACGCACGGTAAGCAGCAAGACCTTCAGGTGTATGAATGTTAGCTGTTTCGCGAAACAGCTCTTGCATTTCTTTGAGTTCCATAATTTACAACTCCTCCTAAATAGTAGTGGATGCACTATAATGTGCTTTAATCCATATTATTTAAATTATTATACTAACAGTTTAACTCTGATTGGGTACAGAGTGGTGTTGTTAATAGTAGCTGTACATTTAGCAATGCTAGCACCCTTAACAACGCGGGCGACCGTAACTTCGGAGCAACGCTCACCGGCAGTGTCAGTACCATCAGAATTTACGGTACTATTAGTCAATTTAGCTTCGTCTGCAGCTGGGAAAAGAGCAACACCAGGAGCCATTTTGGCGGATGGTGAAGCACCACCTGTACATGTGTAATGTACAGTATCCCAAATACCAAGGTGAGCAACACCAACAGGAACAGACTTTGTTCCTGTGATATTACCAGAAGCATCATATAGAGGCTGAGCGATAGCATCGCTGGAGCCAAGATCGCCAGGCATGTAGAAGCCGGCGGGATGCACTTGGTGATAACCAGTTTTAACCTTTTGCATAGACAAGCCGAAAGGTGCTTCAGTAACATTATGAGCCATCTTCTTAACTACGGGCTCTTCATTTGTTGCAGCAGGATCAAGATAAACAACAGAACCTGCGTAGGCGATAACTCCCCCGATTCCGGCTGCTCCAGTACCAGTCTGAGATGCATAGCTGCAAAACTGGTTTTCTACGACAGGATGTCTTGGAATAAACATATCCTTTTTCCTCCTATAAATCTATTATTATTCAGATTTGTTCCATTTCTTTGCCATTTTCTCAGCAAGAGCTTTTCCAAGATTTTGATATCTTGCGACAACGTCCTTGCTAGGTACGCTCTCAAAATTTAGAGCAGCGGCAGCAGCCTGGCCGGGAGTAATATTCGCCGGGGCTGGTGTTTCTTCGTCATTATCTTCAGAAGCGTTTTCAGAATCATCAGAATCTTCGGACTCGGAAGCGTCTTCAGAATCAGAGCATTTTTCTTTCATATTCTTGCCCTTTTTCTTTTTCTTCATATCATCTTCCATATCTTCTTCGTCTTCTTTCTTCATCATTTTCTTGGCTTCTTCTTCGGCTTTTTTAGCCTCTTCCTCCGCCTTTGCATCGGCTTCAGCTTTTGCCTTATTAAGCTCAGCAATAACTGATTCTCTGATAGATACTAATTCATCTCTGTAAGACGCAAAGTCCTCATCTGTCATTTCCTTAACTTTTGCCGTCTGAGTTTCTCTATCAGAATTAGCGACGCCAGCGTCTTCTAATTCAGCCATACGTAATTCAGCTGCCCTGTCCTTCTTCATGTCCTCAAGGGCCTGTGTAATGGAAGCAAGTTCGTCTTTTGTTTTGGTAAGCTCTTCATTAGCTGCCTCTAGCTTTTCGTTGAGCTCAGTGTTTGCGGACTCGCTTTCAGATAGTTTCTCTTCTAAAGAAGCTGCTTCTTCTGTCTTATTCTCGAGAGAAGAAGTAAGTTCGGAGATAGTATTAGCAGAATCTTCGAGGGCTTTTTCCGTACTCTTGCGAATCTCGGCTTCCTCTTTTTGATTCCAAAAACTAGCTACCAACTCCTGAACCTGGATTTTTAGATCATCTCTATCCATAGGTTAAGTTTCCTCCTATAAAATTTAATACGTATCGTTAACTTAACCGACCTGAAATATTAAGTTAGAGTTAACACCCTTTTCCTTTAACCTATAATTTTATAGATTAAACTATTAAGGTAATGATTGGACTGCTCCTGTGTTACCTCTACAGAACAGACCTTCAACTTCGATTTCACCGCCCAACATAAACATTAGAGCGATATCAGTGTCGCCGGATGCGGCAGCACTAGATTTTACAGTGATGGTATTGGCATCAGTATCTTTCTCAACTGTAAGATAGCCAAGAGCACCTTCGGGAGTAGCTACTACGGAAGCATAAGTTGCCAAAGCATACCCATGCCATTTAATACCAGAAGCTACAACAACTTCAGTTTCACCATCAGGCATAACGGCTGTGCTTGCCCACACAAACGGATACGCATGATTGTTTCCCAAGTTTCTGTAAATAACTTTTGCATGATCGTCACCATTGATACGAGTAAGCTTGGGCATACTCTTAAGTGTACCAACTTGACCTTGACCTAAACTAGGCATAATTTAAATCCTCCTATCGTGATTGAGTTTTAACTGCCTCACGTAAAGCAGCTTTTAAACCATCTAAAAGCTCCTTGCGTCTATCCTGAACCTTATGTTTAGAGGCGAGCTCTTCCATAAAGGCCCTCGCAAACCGTCTAACGGCCTGATTACGCAAGCAGTCAGGGTCGGTTGTATCTCTACTGAAAGAGGTACAACCTTGCTCGAAAGCCGAGCAGTAGTTTTCAGCGATTGTAGCACCAGATTTGTCGTAAACATACTTCTTAAAATTTACACAAATTCCAGTAGTGTCATCCATCATTCCGTCACGTGCTTCTTCCATTACATCTGTTACAGCTTCCTCTGTATCTAAAGAGGTTAGATTATTATTAGCGTTTTCTGCGTCATGTAATTCGTCATAATTTAAGATGATTACATCTGTGTCAGACTGTTCTTTAATTTTATTCTTAGCTGTTTCCATGATAACGGAAGGCGGGTTGGCGGGGTTCTTGACAATACCACAACCAGAAAAACAAATACCGCGTAACACTCTAGCAATGTGTCCCTCGGCAATTTCTTTTCCCTTCTTAATTACTTTAGCTGTTTTACCTAAAATGTCGTCACTTGCAGAGGCGAGGCCGAGAGCGTCAGCGGATTTCCTGTCCATAATAAGATTGCCGATCTTAACATCAAAATCAGTGTAATAACATTCCATACTGACCTTCCATTTATTATCGGCTACTTCCTGTGCTATGTTAGGAAATCTGTTCTTGTAGATGATGCCAGCGATAGCTACGTGCATTTCTTCAGCGTCCAGACTAGCTGTCTCTTTGGAAGCTAATTCTTGTACCTCAAGCTTTTCACCTTCTTTGGTCATGAAGGCACGCTCATAGATATGTCCTATGATTTCATCTTCGCTGTGCTCAACGTCCAGAGCCTTGTTGATAATTGTTCCCTCAGCAGCAACTAATTCGGATCCAAGAAAATAAGCGTGATTTAAATTCTCTCCAGAAGAAACAAAAATAGCCGAGAAATAAAGTAAATCTGGCTGCTTGTCTCCTACTGGCGGTAGCTCAATTACCTTGGAAGCCTTTTCTTTGCGGGCTGCGGTCTCTTTATCAACTTTGATGTCGGCTTCAATAAAAAATTTATTCTCGCTCACGTCTACCCCCTAAATATCTAATTATTATGCACAGGAACTACACCTGTATAAGCTTTGGGTTCACCGGTATCCAAATTCTTAGCTAATATATCAACTGTTTGATTTGGAACAGTAACAGTATATCTCCCGCTTGAAACATTTTCTGCCTTTATTAATTCGGAAGTAACAGCGTCTAAAATAATAACTTTAGAATCGTCCGTAACGGTACCACTTATCTTGTGCGTTTCTTCCGTAGGATTAGAGCCTTCTGCTTGTCCCTGAATTCCCATCGTGTTTATAAAAGCAACTATAGGCTCCAAACTAGGATGTAGATACTTACCTTTTATAGGTATTTCAATTTCAGTTTGAAAATGGTTTACAAATTCTGTATCATCTGACATAGCAGCATTATGTGTGCCTTCCGTAAAATGTATTTTAAACTGATCCACATCAGGAGCAATAATTTTGATACGGTAAGCATCACTAAAGAAATA